GGGAAGTTGAACATGATCAATGACAAGCAGTTCACTACTGACGCCCGCGTCATCTGCAATGCAAACTCTTACTACTGGGCACATATGAGCGCCTTCACAGTTCCGCTAACGGAACTGGTTAAGGAATCAATGCCTGGTGTTTATGTGTTTGGAAGCCCACCTAGTGTCATTGCAGACTCGGTTCACAGATTAGCACGGAACGCCGGTGTTGACGGTTTTATTACTGAAAATGACTTTTCCAAGTTTGACGGTACTCAAAACGAATTCACTTATGAAGTGGAAATGGTCGTTTGCCAAGCTGCATTCACTCCAACACAATTCCTTCAGGTTAAGGCTCTCAAGCTCGGACAACTCAACCAAGTTTACAGTACAGATTATAACCAGGCATTTCGCATGGGTTTCTCTCGCCAGTCAGGGACCCCTGAAACGTCCATCATGAACTCGATGGTAAATTTGTCCGTTACAGTGATTGCTTTTCTCATCAGTGATTATCAAGCTTGCTTTGATACGCTTGAAGATTTGACTAGTGAACAATTGGATGATTTGGCCGTAAGGATACAAGACAACGTGTTGGTTGGTGGTGACGATGGATTAATTGTCGGACTGAAAGACACAGCATTCCTTGAAGCTGTTACGCTGTTTGGTTTGTCTGGTAAACCTATCACCAGACGATCTACGGAAAGCGTGTCCATGCTCTCTCGACTGTACCCAAATCCGTTCGTGAGCCCCAAGAATCTCATTGACCTTGATCGCATGTTTTCAAAAATTGCATATTCCGCTGACAAAGTCCGGTTGAAACGCGTTGCGACTGCAAACTAAATTTTCAGTTACGCGTACAATGAGGCTACAGGACACCCCACATTGGTCAGGTATCTCACAAAGTATCACCAGCTGTTAGTTGCAGCCGACAAAAACATCCACATGACCAATCAAGCCCACCACCAAACAGGCTGGAATGCAGTTGACGCAAACCAAGTCCCTTGGGACACAGTTGATGACCACAGCAAAAGTGAATATGAAGCTAAATTCGCAAAGCAGCTTGAATTCATGGAAATGTCAATTCATTTGTTTGATACGGGTGCGACAACAGGTATTTT